CACCGTTGTCTCACAGCATTGCCCTGATCGATGGTATCGTCGGCAAACTCTATATCGCCATTGGGGTTGAAATACCAATCGGCATAGAATGCATTTCCCCGATCATCAACGATTTTGATATCGTGTGCCATTATGCTTTCATCGCATTCAGTTTGGTTTTTATAGCGTCTGCCATAGATGCTACTAATGGACTAAGCTGACCCGTATACGGTAGTGCAGGAGGTACAAATGGCACATCTAAAATTATGTTTTTAGGCAATAATAACATGTCCATTAAATCCACGACAAGCTGAAACAATTCACCACCTGCTATGCCACCGGCAGTCAACGACATCTTTTCTGTTTTGGTGACTTTGAATTGTGCGCCTGCACCATCCTTGCCACCTATGGCAATGCTATCATCATCAATCTCGATTCTCAAACCATCTTCACGACCGACAATCATTTTGTCGTTGTCGTAATCGAATTGCTCTGCATAGCTACGACCGCCAGGGTGCGCCACGGCATCTGCCAAGTTAAATCGTCTCGGTAGATTCGGTGTTGTATCATCGGCACCTGTGTTCAAGAATTCTTCTTGACTATAATCACCAAAGGACAACCACACTCGGTCGCCTTTATTTACAGGACACACAATCATGTATCCACTGACCATCAACCATTGAATCGGGATGTCAGTTATCACAGGCATCTGCTCGGCTTTGCCATCTGCAAACACACCACGGACAATCGGTTGCGCGTTGCATTTGCGGCCATCGCATTCCGTAACCACCGCCCACATACCAACATGCACCAGGGCCAAGCGGGAGTCTACGAACAACTCCATGGCATCTGAAACAGTGTTAGGTTTTTTGTCGGCATCGATTGTCATTTGTAAGTGATCGCTTCCACGTCAGTATAGAAATCATTTGCATATCCATTCGAACCAATAAACGTGCTTTTCTTAACTATGAATGTACCAGATAGGTTCATGGATTGTAAAGATAAAAGCCTCCGAGGTGTAATTGAGTGATTCAATAGTGCCCGACATTTCATACCATCTTTGGTTGCCAGTGGAGATCCAACCATTCCAGATGTGCTATTTATTACCACAGCAATTTGTCCAGTAGGTTTGCCAACAGCAGTCACAATCATAGAACCATTCTGGATACTCCAATTGCCACCCATAGCTTTTACAACTTCGTTGAGTGCATCTTTTCCAGAACTAAAGAATGTTGCGCCATAGATATATTCACCATCCAAATCAAGCCCATCGCCAGTAACAATGTTTTTCACAATGCCTAATTGCTTCGCCAGGACATCGAGAACATCCTTCTTTTTAATAGGGCCACCGAGAGTCAACGAAGCTTTCTGGACTCGGAATAAATCGTCACCATCCTTGCTTTCGATCTCGGTAATAATATCAGGACTGCCAGCAACAATCATTGTGTCAGTAATCTTGCCACTGAAAATCAATGGCGCACTATCACCTCGACCAGCATAAAGAAAAACATGATTATCTTCTTGCTTTATGAATCCCCTGCTATCAGGATTTAGATTGTATATTTGAATCTTGCCCTGGTTAGGGTCTTTATTATCTGTGCGCACACAGTTGAAATCTATGCGCAGATCGCGCCATTCTTTTCCTTGCTCTCCTGGCTTGCCCACCTGTACGAATACATTTCGTTGTAATTCAGACATAGCATTATGTCATCACAAATGTTTTGATCGTTGCGCTACTGGCCAATGCTGCTGCTGCCTCGGCAACGGTCATATAAATCAACTCAGCAGATGTAGGAAGATTATCAAAACTCAGTTCACTATTTTCGCCAGTGGACAACACAAAAAGGATACCCTCGTATTTATCAGCACTGGCAATTCGCTCAAATAGAGTGCCGTTCAAACTCACCTTCTGCCCGATTGCAATAGACACGTCCTCTGCTGTCAGCAAATCCATGTACCATGCTTGCGATCTTTCATTCCATCGATTGCGAAGTCTAAAATCAACACCATCAATAGTGATGGTGAACGAGTAGTCGGATGCTTCATTTGTGAATTGATAAACGTCCATCACATCACCTTAGCCAGCAATCCCACCGGAGAGATAATTCCAAAAAGATTCAGTCTGCTTTTCCTGAGTTGCATCGGCTGGTTTCTTGTCTTTTTTCCCGTTGTCGTTTTCACCAGGATTCTTTTTCTTCATCTTCTTGGTTTTCTTTTTCCCTGGCACCACTGTAATCTGTGATTGGCTGGTGTTGACCTTTTTAAAAGATAGCGTTGGACGCACAGACTGGCCGTTCCTTCGGCTTCTGGTGCTGGTTACGCGGTACAGGTACATATCGCGATAAATCGTGCCAGGGAGGACGATCTCAAGTGATTCCTTATCTTTCTTGATCTTGCGCAAAGTATTGAGCGCGTTAAAGTCTCGGTCAATTTCTTCTGTACCGAACACCGGAGAGTTGGATACTGCACCAGTCAAATCAATCATCTGCGGATTATCTTGAATATGATCATTGATATCCGAGCCAGCTTCTACAGGGTGCGCAGTGATAACCGATTCATCTGTTGATACAAGACTCGTGGTAACATCGAAAATAAAAATAACAGCACTGCCTTTTTCGGCATCACCTTGACGAAATATCCTTGCCCCAAAAAGCTGCGTTTCTCTTTTTGAACCCATTACCCAAGACCACCTTCACTTGAATAATTCATCTGCTTGATCATATAGTCAATGGATTTCTCGTTACCTTCTTGTACTGAATCGGTCAATTCTTCTGGCCCCATACTCATGTTACCTTCGATAACCGTTGTCATTCCATCCACGTTCACGGACATATTGGTCTGGTATTCTCGGTCTGTTTTGCCTTTAATAAAATCGTAAATAATCCCGTTTGTACTTGGCCCACGCTTGTTCTTTTGCGCACCTGAATATGTATCAAGTGCGCCTGTCAGTTTAGAGAAATTGATATTGATATCCCAATTCTTCATTAGAACGCTCAATATATTGGCAACATCATTTGCAAACTTATAAATCTTGTCCATAGTTTCATCTACCCATATCCCGATTTCTTGGAATAGAGTTTTGAATGCATCAAATAAAACGCTCTTGCCACCAGTTAATCCAACATAAAGATCCTGTATAAATAATGCAATCACCGCCACAAATGCAATTATCAAAAGCATGATCCCATATATTGGAAGTAATGCCGTAATAACAGCAGCAGAGAATACAGAAGCAGCAGCAGCAGCAACAGCGAACGCACCACCGAGGATAAGCACCGTGGATATCATCACAGTAAGCAATGTGAGCAGTCGCGTTAGATTTGGATACTCGTTACCGAGCTTTTGAAACACTTTCAATAAATCGGTAACACCATCTGCTAGCTTGGAAATAATAGGCAGCAGGCCCACCGTGAATGTCTCGGCAGTAACATCAAACGCAGCCTTCAATCTTTTCAAAGCCTCGCCTGCTGTGTTGTAAACTTTCTGGAATGCAACTTCTGTTGCACCAGATTTGTTGTCCATATCATCCATGATGGCGTTGAATTTTGCGCCCTGCTTTCCAGCGATAGCAAGCACACCAGCGATGGCACGAATATTGGGGAATAGCTCAGTGTACGCTTCTTTGTTATCACCGAGTGTTTTCTTCATATCATTCATGAACCCGAGCAAGCCCTTTGTTTTCAAAGCTTGCAAGCTCAACTCAAATCCATACTTCTTCGCAGCAGCAGTCTGCTGTGATGTCGGCTTGATCGTAGATGCAATAATGTTCTTCAACGATGTGAATGCAAGTTTTGTATCCAGACCACCGAGAGTTAGCGCGGCAGTACTCGCCAAGAGTTCATCGATGCTAACACCAGCAGCAGCAGCGAACGGAACAACAGCACCGATCCCGCTTGCCAGTTCAGCAATTGTAGTTTTACCGTCCCGCATAGCGACGAACATCGCATCCGAAATGTCCGTTGCATGTTCAGCACCCAAGCCATAGGCATTCATGATACTGGTCAGACCATCGGTGGCGACATTAACATCCGTCATACCACCCTTGGCGAGCTTTAGCGATGTGTTCAGCAGTATAGTTGCCTGGGCAGCATCGCCGAAGCCTGCGGAGATCGTGGTATACAATGCCTTGGCAGTATCTACAGGAGCAGAACCATACTCAATTGAAAGTTCACGAACCTGTTGTGTCAGCTTTTGCATATCCGTGGTGGACGTATCCACCAAAGTACTGACCTCGACCATAGCTTTCTCAAATCCAATTGCTTTAACTGCCGCATAGGTCAATGCAGCACCAAGGGCAATACCAGCAACGGCTAATTGTTTCATTCCCTTTTCGACTGCTTTGGATTTTTTCTCTACAGTATCTAAGCCCTTTGTATCAGCTTTGAACCCCAACTTTGTGAATATGGTGCGCATTACTGGCATTGTTATCTGGGCCTTTTATTTCGGTCTTGCTCTGATTTGTAAGCCATAGCATCATCGGCCATTAGCTTTGTGTTCAAAACATCGTGAGCATCCATGATATCATCAATGCTCCATAGAGTAGAAATCTCAATGAGGCTTCCATATCCAGATTCAACAAGTCGCCAAATGAACCAGTCAACATCTACTTTTTCGAAGATGCCTGCGACAGTTTCCCGAGCATCCCTGTTGGACCTTGATCTGAAAGCAACTTCGAAAAAGGGCGAGTTATCGTTCGCCCATAGTTTTCTTTTAGCACCCAGGCCACGGCCTCAAATGCTTCACCGATGTTGCCCTGGTAGATCGTGTCGAAATGATCGGCACAATTCAGCAGAGCGTTTTCACTTTTACCATCGGCAGACCTGATAGTGTGTTGCAGTATGCGCTTGATAAACTCAAGACCGCCAGCCTGCTTGACCTCGACAACGAGATCGATAACAGCATTGCCAAAAGCCTTGCCATTGAATGTTTTTTCTTCACGCTGTTCGACACCGAGTGCATCCTTTGGCAAATCCAATGAACCCTGTGCCATAGACACAAGCTCTACGACAGAGAACATTGAACCAACGCCTTCCATAACATCACCGCCTGCGCTTCCAGCAATGGTCATAAGCTCAAGCAGGATTTGGAAAGACTCGCCTCCTGGATACTGTGTAGTGTGATAATGATGAGCCTTATCATCAGAATCCAGAATTTCAACCTTGTGCGATTTCAGTGGCATAGTTCGCTCCTTAGATTATCCAACAGGAGTTTGTTGGATTCCCATAACGTTTTCGAGCAGGGCTGAGCATTGGAATATGTATTCCACAGGACCAGCCTTTTTGCCGAAGGAACGATCAGGGGCACGTTTTATAAACGTCGAAGCTGAGTTCCAAACCGAGCCACTGGACAGATCAACCAGCACCAAGGATTTCGCACCCTTGCCAGTTGCTTGATCGGCTGCTCGCATGGCTTCAAGGATGGCAATCGAAGTGCTTGTCGGCATAAAAGATATCGTTACGGACGCACGATAGTCAACGGTTTGGGTTCGCATGACTTCACCGTCTGCGCCAACTTCCCAATCCCAAGCATCGGATTCGTGTTCGATCTTTACTGCATCGTCAGCATCGGCAAGCCCACGCAGTGGAATACCACCATAGGCAATTGCGAATAGCTGAGGGCTAAATGTTCCAAGAAGAGGATTGGTTATCACTTTATTTCTCCTTACACCTGGATGGCAAAGTTGATGGAAATATACACGTCACCAGCGACCGATTCAACGGCACCAGCAGGTTGAGCACCAGCAGTGATGCGCAAGAGTCGCGCCGTGCGGTCTGCATCAGGCACATCTTTCAGAGCAGGTATTACGATGCCAGTGGTGCCAGCAGCAAAGTGTCCTGCAGCCACGCCCTGCTGCAATATCTTCTCAGTCTCACCACGGAATGCCTGGAACCCGACATCGGTATACGGGATTTTTGATCCGCTATTCGTAGCATTCAGAAGAACAGCAGCATAGGCTTCGCGCAGTCGAGCAGCAACCCAATGGGCAGTGATTACCAAGTCAATCTTGTCGCCCTTGGGCGTGAAGCCTTTTCCTGTGGAGCCGACCCCACCGAAGGTATTGTAGTAGTTGCAATTCTTACCGTCCATGTTCGCGCCTTGTGTCGGCGTGATCGTGGTGTCCGGTGTGACGCCTTCCAAAGTAACGAACGTCCAGATGGTTGCGCTCACGTCTGGATCTACACCGAGTCGATTACAGAGCAACGCCCAATCCTCAAACTCTTTATCGTACTGGTGATAGTTCATGTGGGCGTTGAACCGATTGAGGTTCTTCATAACGCTGGCGACATCGTTGTCGGGAGCAGTGGCGGTATCATCGTAAGGGGTATCGAGCAGTTCTGACTCGTCAGTCTGAGCGACACCGATCTTTTCTTTGCCAGCCAGATAAGCCGACATGCTGGTGGAGTCAGGCGCAGTAGCAGCGATGTGAGCAGGCAGTCGGCTATCCATAGCCATGCCATACCAATCATCGTTCTCAAGGCTGATCGCTGTAGCAGCAGTCGCAGGATCATCTTCCATCAATCCCCAGAACCCGAGCAGCACATATTTGGAATGTGGCTTCTGCTGTAGGCCGACTGCCAAGTGAGCCGCCGTGTAGACGCCCATCTTGGCTTTGTCGCCATCAATGCCGACACCATCAGCGTAAAGCTGCGCTCGTGCGCCATCGTAGGCTAAGAGGCCTCCGCCTAATGCGGTATCGCTTGCGGGTGTTTCGGCTACGACCACGACCAAGTCTTGTCCGACTTTGGTTGCTGTGACGATGGTATAGATACCGTCATTGGCATTGCCACCATAGAGCAGAATCTTATCGCCAGCTTCCCACTGGGAGGCGAGGCCTTGGATTCCGTTGAAGGTAAAAGTCTTTGTCGCAATGTCGGCCACGCTCAAGGCGTAGTCCATACAGGTGAACACGATGCGTCCGTCAACGGTTGCGTCAGCCACAGCCTCGGTCACAACAATCGCAGTGGAAAGCGTGAGTGCTGTATAGGTGGCGCTTACGACAGTGTATCGGCCATCGTTACCAGTTGATCGCTCAAGGAACAGCGTCCGTCCTACGACAGCCTCAGCGCTGCGATCTCCAGCGACTGTAAAAGTTTTCGCTCCAGTATCAACGCCAGTCAGCGCATCAACTGTATCCCGGAACCGAGTAACCAGGAGGGGGAGGCCGAAGCCTTTTTTCCCAACGCTGCTTCCATCGAGATACACATTCAGGGAAATGTTATTGTCGAGGTGAGATTTCTGGCTCATAGGATAGCTCCTTATTCTATATTCGTAGTAGCCACGACACCATTGACCGCAGCTTGTTTTCTTGTAGTACCGTACATGAACCCACATTCAAAGTCAATGATCTCTCGGCGGTCGTATTCTTCGTTGTCTACTTCTGAAAGTGGAATCCTGGCAAGCACCTGTAGGATACTTAGACCAGCATCAAAGTTGATCTTTGCTTCTTCTTCCTGCTCGTAGAAATCACAAAACAAGTCTGCGAATTCATTGGCCTTGGATGAAATAACATTGATCCGAATTGTTCCAAACCACTGGGTATTCAATTGCAACGTGAAATCGTCACCGTCAGGTGTGCTGCTAAGTCGGGAATCTGTTCCAGTTGGCAACTGCCCGATAGGTGCAATCACAATCCAAGGGTCGAAGCCCTTCCTGGGTGCCATACTGTAATCGAAGGTGATTGACTTCTTTGCTTTAGCCAAGTCCATTGCAACGCCATTAGCGTCAATGCCTTTGAACACAAGAGCGCGTATAATATAATCTCTGAATGCTAATTCCCAGGGCCGTGGGTTATATGCGCCCATTAAAAGCTCCCTACATCGGCAAGATAATATTCAAAATAAATAGCACTATCAGCAAAATCAGCAGCATCACCAACTTCCCATGGTGGCACAGCAGGTTTCAGACCGACCACTTGCAAAGTGATACTATTGCCAGAAGGCCCACCATATTGAATTCTATCAGATCGTTTTCCATCATTTGTTGAAGCCATGCCAAAGAAATTCAATCGCTCCCTGGTGTAGAACCTATATCTTGCCTGCTGAATTTTCACACCCTCGGGCAATCTGTCTATCTGATATGGCTTCAACATTTGAAGCATACCGAACACAGGTGTTTCTCGCTCGGTGTAGTCTTGATCATACACACCTACATCATCGTCCCATGAACCCTTGTCCTCAAACAGTCTGTAGTATCGGCCAGATTCCCAACCCATTATTCAAACTCCGATATGATAGAGCTAAAGTTATCGTCGCCAATATCGCCTGCATTTCCAGACTTACTTGAACCAGAAACCTTGTCTCGAAAAGTTCTGAACCTAATATTTTGTCGGGCTGCACCAGTATCAACGAGTCCAAATATTGTGATGCTACGAACCAAGTCACCAGCCAACTCCATAGCAATACTGTTTAGTGCTTGCTCTGCTGTTGTCCTGCCAAATAATACATCCTGTTCTGCCTTGGCTAAACGCTCCTGGTAATGCTCTGTCCTTGCATCAACCATCGTGGTCATCCATGGACTCGGCTTCACTCGGACTGTACCATCTTTGTTTTTGGTTCCAGTTTCCTGATATCCCATATATTCGGCAATGGGAGTGCCCTTGCTTTTGTCGTTGGCAGCACCCTCGAATATACCCACAAGAGTCTGCCAACCATTCAGGGTCTCAGTCCGAATGCGCATTGCATCCCACTCTCCCCGATGGTCAACGGTTTCGACTGTCATTTTTAGCATTATTCGTTGCCAGTGTAATCCCTGCGAGCAGTATTGATGCAATTAACATCTAACCTGCCGCCAGCAATTCGTATTTTCTTGTATGGTCGCCACATTCTTTTTACCTGCATATCAGTTGCAATCTCATCGTATGACTCTTTGAAATCACCGAACGATGTTTTCTGAAC